ACAGCGATATAATCCGTCATAGCCTTAATCTGCATATTGTATGTGCTTCTCGGACAAGTAGGAGTGAAATTCAGTTCTCCCTTATCCCATTTTCCAAGCATTTCTGCCAACTTATTATAACGAATAACTAACTGACAATATTCGGCCTTAAATCTTTCCTTATAATCTGCGCTGTTCATCATTTCAACCGTTTCTCTTAATTCCATATTCTTTTACCTTTCCTTTCTACTTCTTTGCCTGCTTAATCAACTGATTTACATAAGTGCTAAGTCCTGCTACAAGAACGCCCTGCACAATAGAGGTAAATATCGCCATCAAAATTTCTTGCATAGTACCAAGTGGACTGTTTGCAAGCACCCAGATAGCACACAAAACAATGCCTCCAGCACCAAGAATGTACGGAATATACTTGTCCTTAATACTTTCAGTCTTTTTAATCCCTGCACCGATAATGTACAATACGATTGCAACTACAATCAACTCTGGTTTTATATAGTTCATAATATCCATTATTCATTTTCCTCCTAATCCTTGATCTGTAGCCTTTCAACTTCTTCTTTCAAATGCGTAATCATTCCATTACCGCCTAGATCGTGGTATGCTTCGTACATCTCGATAAAATTTTCAAGGCCATGTTTTGTTATAAATTTTCTTTCTGTCCATACTTTGTGGTATTCAATCAACTGAACGCGGAGAAGAAGCATGGTTCCTTTGCTGTTTGCGTCCCTATCCTTCTTCTGCTGTTTCAGGAGCCAAACTACATACCCCAAAGTAGAGGTAAGAATGATTGGCAAGGCAATCATATAAGTTTGGAATAAAAATTCATTCATATTTTGTCTTCTCCAGAAATTTATTTTTGTTCCGCCGCCCTCCACCGCCTAATGCGGAACCCCTGCATCATTTTCGTGAACTCGCGAAAATGATACGCACAATCTTCTATATTACCGTTACATAATTTGGGAAATTGGAAAGCAAGTCAAACGTAATCCAAGAACTGTCATAGCTTCTTGATATTCCATTCTCGGAATGAACGTTCTGCCCCTCTGCCCCGGATTTTGAATAAATGTCTACGCACGCCATAGCAAGGGCGTTTTTCCCTCTTTCCAAATCCGCAACCATGTTCTTTTCTGTAAAGCGCGTCGGAAAATGACGGCCGCCACTTGCATACTCAATCACAAAATCAGCAATACTTATAGGGAACTTTTCAATTACTTCTCCCGTTTCCTCTAAGTATTGTTTTGCTTTTTCTGCGACATATAAAGTTAATTCCTCAATGCTTTCCATATTTCCACCACCTTACAGTCCAAATACGGAAATTATGTATTCTTTAAGTTCTGCTCCGCTCATTTCATCTGTGCCTTCAACACCTATATTTTTTGCCAGTTCCTGAAGCTCTGCTTTGTTCATCCGGATTATTTCTGTTTTGGTGTATTTCTTTCCTTCTGGTTTTTCTTCAAACGTTATGTCTTCATCAGAAAATGGCAGCAGAGTTTCCTCAACTACCGTTCCCTTTTCTGTTTCGGGTACATTTTCACCTGCCGCATAATATTTTCCGTTTGCCTTTACCCTGTGGTCATATTTCACAAATACACACCCCCTATGCCACTTTCATTACAAATACACTATCCATTCCCTCAAAAGACGGCAAGGCAATTCTGGAAGCAGTAGTTGAGTATTGTACAGGAGGCCCGTAAATTGTCTGCACTGCAATAGCTGTTCCATCATCAAGGACGCTCACATCAACCTTCGGGTCTCCAATGAGAGTACGCTCTTCTGGCGTTACGCCATTCCATGTGTTTCCAAGGGTGTTTGCTCCTACAATCGTCACATAGTTATCTGGATAATATTTCTTAGAAGTTCCATCGTAGTCCTTATACTGTTTGTTGTATATAAGAACAATCAGTCCTGTCGCAGCATTGAAAAGTACCTTTGCTGTGCTTGGAGCCATAAATCCTGTGTCAATCCCATACTGCTTTGAAGTCTGCAATGACCTAATCTGGTCACTCCTTACCAAATAATTCAGCGTTACGGAGTTCATTATTGCATATGTAGGGATTACTCCAACTCCATTCAGATAATCCGTAGCCTCCTGCACATCGTTCAATGGAGTAGAAGTATCTGGGTTGTTCCATGTGTCACTTCCAGACAGCTCCAAAAAGTGATTATTTTTCCACTTACCGTCTTTGTCATAGAGAAACCTATAAAGGGTGTTATCTGCCATTCCAATTTCAATTTTTAAATCTCCATCTGTCGGTGCAAGCAATGCCATTCTCATACGCTCCACAGAAATTCTTGCACCTTCTGCCAGTTCTCCAGCATCATTGTACATGTTTGTAAGTATTTCGTTCAGGTATGGGTCGTTGCTTTCTTGCGCGCGCTGGATTTCCGAGATATTTTTCTCATAAATCGGCATAACTTCTCGAAATAGTGGCATTTCCTCTGTGACAGACTCAAATCCTCTTCTCGGACGTATGGTTGCCATTGCATCAAGGGTAGACGGCTTTAAAGCTGTTCCAGTCTCCAAATGCTGCTTGAACCATTTTATGTCAATACCCATTTTTCTTCTATTTGGGAAAAATTTTTCCCCAAGAAATTCTTCTCTATTGCTCGGGTCGGAAGTTAACCTATATGCTACCGCCTGGGCAGAATACACATCCGTCAATAACATAATTTATTACCTCTCTTTCTTTATGCTTCTGTAATTATTGGCTCTTCAAAAACAATCCTGCATCCCGCCAAATTGAGTGCTGATATTAATGCTCCATCATATGTCAGTCCATTGTGTGACTGTGCCCTTGTGGTGTGAATGTATGCTTTTTTCAGCATTGCCGTCTGTGGGAAATTTTCGTATACATCATATTTGAGGATTCCAACCGCTCCAGTCCAAGGGGTTGCCATAACAGGTAGGCCGTCTTTGTCAACTGGAGTCCCAGCCTTAACTATTTTTTTACCATTGTCCGCAATATCAGTTACGCCTGTAAAATCTACCGTCATAGCCACTGCTTCATTTTCTTTTCTGTTTAAAATTTCCACTTCTGCCCCGACGGGCAGAACGTCAACTGCCATATCGCCTCTTGCCATTTTTTTACCTCCTACATAAAAATTTTTAATGCGTCTGCGTTTATATTTCTTCTCGCCGTCTGGCTAAGCTCCATCGCCTTCTCCACCGCTAGGGATTGATTGCCACTACCTCCATTTCCAGCTTTAATGTCTGTGCGATTCTTTAAAAGTTCCTGCACAGCATTTTCTCCCGCTGTAGCCGTTGCCGATTTAATGTACTTGCCTAATTCAGAAAAAAACTTCTCTGGGTCTGCAAGTTCCCCGGTTAATTCAGCCATTCCTTCTGCTGTTTTCTCATCCATCCCAACGCCCATGAACCGTTTTGAATAATCCATTTTAAGGAACTTTGTTTCAAGTTCTTTGATTTTAGCATCCTTTTCTGCATCAGCCTCTTTCCTTGCTTCTTCAGCTTCCGCTTTCGCCGCTTCTAGTTGTTCGTCGGCGGTCATCTTGTTTCGAACTTGCTCCGTTAAGTTTTTATTTTTTCTTGTGAGATCATCAACTGAGTTTTTAAACCGTTCTTTTTCTGCATTTGCTTGGGCTTCTCTTGCCTGCGCCTTTGCAAGCTGTTCGCGAAGTTCTTGAAGTTCCTCGTAAGATGTCTGGTCGGGATCGTTGTTATGGCTAGGATTTTCTGACTCTGGTTTATGGGATTCCCTTCCGCTTACCCCTCCGCCAATTTCTCCCGTACTACCTGTTTCAATATCAAGTGCTTGGTCTGGTGCTTTAAAATGAACTTTGCGTCCAAATGGGTTATTTCCGAATTTGTACATATAAATTCCTTCCTTTCTGTGTTTAGATTCCGGCTTGTCTGCCTGATTTTTGTGTTTTATTTGGCCTGCTTCTTCTCTGAGCAGTTGTGAAATTTATACTGCCCCTTCTCTGGGGCATATAAAAAGCAGTTAGATTTTCCCAACTGCTTAATGTCAAAAATATTTAATGGAGCATCTGCAATTAACGTACTCTTCAGGTTCTGCTCCATATGTATCCACATCTTTGGGGTACATCATCAAACTGTTTCCTACAATAAATGGCTCATTTATGGCAATTACTTTTCCTCCAACTTTTCTGTGTGTTTTTCTCTCTTTTTTATCTCGAATGTCAATCCATTTCTTTTTTGTTTTTCCTTCATTGATTGCTTTTTTAAATTCCTGATGATTATAGCTTGTATTTGATTCTTCTTCACTGTAAACCGTTGCCCTATCGCTACTCATAAAATAGGGTTCATCAACATTTCTCTTCGTGCTGTCTATGAAATCATATGACAATGATGCTATGTGTGATTTCATATAATCATCAATGTCTATTTTCCCTTTGATCGCATTCAGATATCCCTGTTCGAATTTCCTTCTTATGTTTTCCCATTCAATAGAAGAATATCGGTACATGTTGAATAGTAATGCCATAACAAACAGAAATTCATTTTTCATCTTTTCTGCAAGGGTTATTCGTTTTTCTTTCTGTTCTTCTGATAATTCCATATCGCCAAAATAGGTTTCAAATGGTTTGGCTCTTTTATTTGTGACAAGAGAATTTAATTCATCAAATGTTGTTGCGTCAATCATAAATTCCCACCACCTATCCGTTTAAATTTGGTGAGTTTGATTTTTGATCTGAAATATCTTGGTCTAGCCTATTTGCATTTGGTTTTTCCTCTCCTTCTCCCCCCACTGGATTATTGCCATTATTGTTTTTATCAAATACAGAATCAAGATATCTTATCAAGTTCTCTTCGCTGTCAATATATACTTGCTCTGCATCGGCAAACTTTGTGCGTTTCAATGCGTGTCTTGGGTGGATTCCATGGCTAATCCAAGTGGAAAATGCATTCGCCTCGCTTACTGCATCGTAGTCTTTTCTCCTTGAATAGTGAATATCAATATCTGTACTGTGGATGTGCCTTAATGGGCTGCTCTCTGGAAGTATGTTTGTTGGGGCAAATTTTATTGCCTTGAGTATTAACTTGAGCAATTCCCTGTCCGACTTTTCTCTAAGCTGTTCTTTCCTATTTGCATCTGTCTCCGTCTCATCCCATCCATATATCACATTCCCTCCAAGCCCAGTAGAACCACCTCCATCACTATTTGCCTGTCTTGGAACATAGCATTTTTTAAGGATTTCATTTCTCAAATCAGTAATAGATTGAAGTGCTGAAGACGTGTCAAAAGTTCCGCTCATGGGTTGTATTTTAGGATTTTTTCCATCTTGTCCGCTATAAGTTAAAACCCATTGACCGCTTCTAGGCTTTATGGCTTCTCCAGTCTTTTCATCCTTTGGAAAATCAATGTCGTTTCCCCACCATATCTCTTGGACGCGTTGCGCAATGTCATTTGCAATATTGGTAACTTGCGAATTAAGATCATCCATAAGAGGGATGTAGTGTTCAAAGCATCCAGAACAATCAATGTCCCTCATATATCCAACTATTGGATTCATCCCCAGCGGATTTACCATTTCTTCATCAATCTTCCATCCGCTGATTTCAAACCTCAATTCATCTGTAAAGCAGGTAAAAAGCAGTTTACCAGAAGATGTTTTTGAAAATGTTGCACTAAGCACTTTTGGATGTTTTTTCCCTTTGTATATCCCATTGTAATGCACAAAAAATGTATTTCTTGAGTCTAGTGAACACACATTTACATAACTGCTTTGTATTTCTTCATCTTCCCAGTCTGTCTTGATATCAACCAGATAATATCCAATTCCAACCTTTTCTACAAAATCTCCCAGCTCCTGATTTTCTGCGCTTATGGAAATTCCGTTCAACATCATCTCGTTTAATGCGGAAATTCCAAGGCTGTCCACGCTTTCATCTGTTTTATGGTGTTCCTTATTTCCCCTTTGTGTAAAAACCGCTGGAACACTCCAAAAATAACCTTTATGAAAATTCGTGATATAATGTGCTTCATTATCTGCTGTTTCAATGGATATCTCTGGACGTATTTCTTTTACAAACGGAAGAATCTGTTTTCCTGCCTCATACTCAATCAATTCCTGCATTTTCCTAGCATTAAAGCGGTGCTTGGCGTATGATTTTTGTAGTACGGGTATGATATTTTCTCTTGTTATTTCTTTCTCATCAGTAAAAATTCTTATGCGTCCTGCTACTTCCAATTTCTCACCGCCTTAACAATACATCATTCCTGAAGAACATGAGCGTTTCAGCAATGGTTTAATCGCCGTTTCTCCGCTATCAATGTAATAAATAATTCGTTTTCTGCATTTATTACATCTTGCAATAAAATTTATTGTTGACCGCCCATCATAATTTCCAACTTTTTCACCACATTGAGGGCAGTATATTGCTTTAGGCTTGTTCATCATCTTCCCTCCAAAATAAAAGCAACCGCCGATTATTTGGTAGTTATTAGATTACTTTCCTCGTATATGCTTTTGACAGTTTCCATAATTTTCTGATGACAGGGTATGCAAATTTCTTTAACTTCTTTCATCTCTGCATGTGTTCCTGTAAATTCATCTCTGCGCTCCCCAATCTTAAAATCTACTCCGCCAATATTTGCTGCGCTTTCAACCAATTTTCCGCACAAATCACACTTATATGCTTTTGCCATAATTAACCTCTTTTCTGCAAACAAAAAGCACCGCCAGCTTGTGACGGTGCCTTTCGGGATGATTTTGTCAATGAAATACTCTGTTGAGATTTCATCTCAATTTGTATAATATCAAACTTTTTCGGGACATATAGGACAACTTTATAAAAATTGCCTTAAATTATCTCTTTCTGCTTTAAACTTCCACATGAAATATGTGATTAAAATTATTGGAATGGATATTATATCGTCAACAATTCTGGTCTGAACTACTCCATAAACCGCTCTTTCACTTAACATCCACAGTATATCTATCACCACAAATGTCCACAGTGTGTATAATATACAGTTCACTTTCTCGCGCTTTTTCACCTTTATCCCTCCATAAACCTATAAAATGCTTTTTTTATGCAGTCTTCTGTGTTCCCTCCGCCCATAGCGTCTGCCACTTGCCCCCACGAATAATTTTCAATAAACCGATATGTAACTATCATTCTCATTCGGCTGTCCTCTATGGATTCTATGAAATCCATAACATCATTCGTAACATAAATGAGTTTTTCGTAACGGGATTCCAACTGTTTTATCTCATTGTTAATAGTAAATCGAAGATGATTAGCGCTTATCTTCGTGAGGCCAACATATCCATCTGTTTTTACATTGTGTTCTGTATATGGGAAATCTTTTGTAGATGCTTTTACGGAACTGTACTTTTTTCTGTCTTCCATTTCTGCTTGCTCGTTTTGGAGACAGTCAATTTTTTTCCGCAAGTACTTGATTTCTTTCTGTAAGTCCGAATACTGCATCAAAATTTCCTTGCTTACCATTATCCAACCTCCCCATTTTCAAAATAATCAAGGCTTAGGTCATATTTTGCCATAATCAAAGATTTTGCCATTTGCTCTAACAGCCCATGTTCCATAACGTCAACATACTTTCCCTCATAACTGTTTTCATTTTTCAGCCAATTATACTTAAGGTGTAAAAGCTCATGGATCAATACCTTTTCGGCACAATATTTTATAATGCGGTTTCCATAATATTTCTTGTCCAAAATCCGTATGATGCAGCATTTATTTACCATGTCAAATTCGTTTTCGCCCATATTCTCGCCATCGGCAAAGTCGCATGGTTCGCAAATCCTAGCCTTGATTATCCAATCTGTTAAAAATAACTTTTCCTGCCACCATTTCATATATTGGTTTAATTCTTCTTGTGATTCAAAAACTTCTTTGACTTGCATATATGTAATCCTCCTTTATATCGGGTTTGGTATTATGCATACTTCCACTTATAGCCGCCAGAAGTCTTTTGCTTTCCTTTTGCACACTTTCCAATAGATGAAAAACAAATTCCCGTATCATCTGACGCTTCTTTGATACTATTGTATCTTTTTAACTCACTCCCTTTTAAATCGCATTTTATTACCGGTTTTGAATAGTTGTTTTTGTTTTTCTGATGCCACTCCAATCCTTCCTTGGATTTATGCCAATTTGCAGCCGCTTTTCTTGCCATTTCAAGAGATTCTTTGACTTGTTTTCCTCCGTCTGACATCATCCTTTCCTTTGAATGTTTGGAAGAGTGTTCTTTTCTTTTAACCATCTTCAGATTTTCAAGTGAATTATTAAAAGGATTTCCATCTATGTGATGTATGCAACAATCTTTGGGAACTTTTTCATTATGGTAATATTCCCATATTGCCACATGCAATCCTTTTACTCCTTTTCTATCTCTATTTCTTGTATGTGATTCTATATAATACTTTCCCCCTGTGAGTTGATATCTGTTTCCGTTAAAAAATACTTCTTTTGGTTGATTTAATGTATCTACCATTTAAAACACCCCTATCATATTGGACTACTCATTATTATTGCTGTACGCTTTTGAGTTTTTGCCTTATTTTTTGCAAAAAGTGCTAATCCATCGACAATATCATCATTTGCATTTTTCCCGCTCACAGAATAAGTAAATAGTTGCCTCATCATTATCGCGTAATCACTTTTTGCTGAATATTTGCTTTTATCTTTGAATTTACAGTGCTGTTTTATCCAGTTTGCGTATTGATAAATTCTTGCCTCTTTGTTCGTTTCTGTCGGTATTGCTTTAATATTGCATATATGCCCTTGTGCTTGCACTCTCTTGTCAACTTCAAGCGATACCCTGTCGCCGCCCTGATTGCTCTCAAAAAATGCGTTTTGCATTTCATTTCTAACAATCAAATTCGTCAAATCCTGATACTGTATCTCATAATCAGGATTTCGGTTACATACAACATCTTCTATGTAGTACCAATCGCCATACTTGTAGGCGGCAAACATAAACATGAAATCCGTTCCGCTCCCCTTGTGGTCGCATTGCCCTGTTATTTCTTCTGGCTCGCCTTTTGGCAATTCTAAATACCGCTCAACGCTATCTTCTGGATAAAGAAGCCCTTCTCGTTCTACCGGCTGTTGTTTGTAAAGGCACTTATAGGATATATCGTCCATAAGCAGGGCTTGGTCTCGAAAAAATTCTACTGTAAATCCTCCGTACTCATAATCAAAATTGCTCTGCCCCGTTTGCTCGTCTATGTCAGGAATGGAAATAACCTTTACCCTTGGATTATCCCCATATATTTCGATTACTCTTCCTGGAACATCATCTGTCGCCCATCTTGTAGCTTGAATAATTTCCTTACATGGCTTGTCAAAACTGTTCATCGTTTTTCTCTGCCTTGCGTCAACCGTATATGCTCCCCATTGCTTGTCTTTGATATTTTTGTTTAATGCTTCTTCAAGTTTTCCAATCATATCATCAACCAAAAGAAGAAACGAAGCTCTAACTTTTCCTGCATTTTCACTTCCAACAGATGCGGTTTGTAGACTAGGAAACGGTTTATATTTTCCAACGTTAAATTGTGCCATTTTTGCATTAGTGCTTGTTACGCTTAAATCTGGGAATATCTCATTCCATGTGTATTCTTGGTTATTTGTGACAATATCAAGAACTCCGTCATAATACATCCGTGTAATATCGCCTGAATGAGAATAGAAAAGCGTATAATCTACGGGAAACCAGCCAATTACTCCACTGTTAAGAAATTTTAAGCCCGTGGTTTTTCCTGTTCCCGGCGGCATAGATATAATAACAATGTCATAAATGTCGTCAATTATTCCTTGATATGCGTCTATCAGTCCATGTTTTATAAATTGTTTTCTTTTAGGCGCATAAAACCGTTCTTTCGGTTCTCTGTTCTTTTCAAGATATAGAAAATAACTGTCAATAAGTTTATTTTGTGCTTCAAACAGCATTGCTTTCCAGTAAAGTTTCCCGTATTCTTCTTTCGTGGTCTGAATATGAAGCGCCTGCGCTGCCTGTTTCACATAGCCAGACCATTTGAAGCAGTATTCTCTTTCGTCTGGGTATTCCTTTATCAGTCCGGCACACATTTCCAATATGCCGGACAGCTTGTCACAGTCAGCCCCGTATTTCTGTATGGATTGTTTTAGGATTTCTATGGATTGTTTGTATGGGTTTTGATTTGACATAATAGAAAAAAGAGTGCACCACCTTTCAAAATTAAAAAAGTAGCACGCTCTCTTATGCTGTTACATATCCCTCTCTTGGATATGCCTTAGATATTTTATTTTATGTATAATTCAAAAATCGGAACTGCATTTCTTTGGGAAATCTCTATATCTCCATTTTCAAACGCTTTTAAGTATCTTTTGTTTTCTTCGCTGTTATCGAATTTATAATCAAAATCTATAAATCCAAACAGCGTGTTATCTGTACTGCAATGGAACATTCCTCCACGCATAGCATTGTATCTAATTCCTCCCCATGGTTTCTTTTCGCATACAGAATAACATATATTGCCGCATACTTTTTGTATCATAACAAAATAATTATCTGATACGCCGACAACTTTCATGGGTCTTTTCCAATCATTTATTTTTATGAAATTACCCGTTTTTATTGAGTCAAGAATTTCTTTTGTAACATTGTTGCAATGTTTATAATCGTTCATAAACTACCTCGCCACTATCTTCTTGGAAATTTCCGCAATCGACACCCCATTTGCAGACTTCCTTATCTCGCAGTCCTTCCCCTTCAGCAAAATCTTAATAATGTCTGGTATTTTATCTTCCAGTTTTATCCTCATTTCTCTTTCCTGCACTTGAAATCCCTCCTTAAAAATTCTAGGTTAGCGACTGAAACCATTTATCAGCCGGAAATATAAGACTAAAAATATTTATGAAATAACGCCCTCAATGTCTTTTTCCATTCTCCGTCTTTATATTCATAACCTCCAACAAATGCACTGCCGTTAATCATTGTGACATTATTTGATTTTACTGGTGGTTTTGGTATCTCTTTTCCGTTCACAACCATTCTTCCATCGCTTGTCGCAATCTGACAATTCACAATTTTATTTCCACTTCCAATCTCTATCATGTTATCCCTCCTGCTGTTTCTTGCAACTGCAAGTACGCCTGTTCCATGCTTCGATTGCTTCTTTCTCTGTTTCTCCACTTATGGCACAAGTGCAATTAGTACACTCTATGAATGTTCCGCCGCCATAATCTGGCATAAATTTAGCAAGAACATGGGTATGTGGCTCAACAGTGTGTATAATTGCTTCTCCTCCGCAGAATGGACATGGTTTCAAATTATTATTTTCATTCATCTTCCCTATCCTCCAAACATAAAACTAACCTCGATACCTCAATACACTCTCTCCGTTTATCCTCGTTCTGTCGGATTCCGTTATGGTTGTAGCGGCAAGTGGCTAAATTACAATTTTTATTTTCCATATTTACCTCACTAAATGCAATTCTATTGTCCTTTCAGAAACATTTGACTGCCTTGCCCTATCAGGCGTCATAACATGAACGCACCACCCAGAACTAACAACAAATTCATTTGGTCTGTTTTCATGCAAATATTTCCTTATTTTATCCCGCAATATCCCCATAGCCTTATCAATGGCATTATGAGAATATTCGTCCTCATAGTCTGATTCGTCCATGTATGCGCCGAAAATATATCCCCTATCTTTTATATCTTCAAGAAACTGTTCGTATTCTTTCTCAATTTCAAGTTGCATTTCCATGATATTTAACCTCCCTACGAATTGTAATACACCTTAAACCCATTCTTCTCATATTCCGCAACTGATTTTATGAAATCCTCTTTGCTGTCAAAGATTT